TAAATTCATTTGTCCTATAAAATCATCATCTCGATAATATGCAGGCTCTAATGATCGTGAATAATATAATCCTTTAGATTCACTTATTGCAATATCCCAACCCTTTTTATATGGAGTAGTTGCCCATGTTGCGGATGAACTGTAATGATATACTACTTTCTTCCATATATTTGATGGTCTACAATCCATAACCATTGCACCGGTGGCGGAACAAGGAGAATCGATTTGTGCTGGATTGGACATTGGTTGAGGGATGTACATTGGTAAAGAACCAGATCCCATTATTGCAATGTCATCTACATGAAAGGTTGATGCAGTATCCCTACACCAGATTCCGGCATCATAAATATCAACCTCAGATGCTGGATTTCCTACACCAGAATCATAATTAAAATATACTGTACTTAAATCTGGATGTTTCCAAGCTTTATAGTTTGCTCCAGAGGTTCCTTTATGAGGCGTTACTTGAAGACGAAGTTTCATGCCAGCGCTTATAAGTCCTGATCCTTGATTACCAAAAGATGCACTACCTTCATATATGTAAATATCATTTTCTGTGAAATAAAATGCAAATGCATTGTTTCTAAATGTATATGTTGTATCACTTCCAACTGGTGTATCACTTCTGTTGCCTAGGCCTATCATCATCCGCGGTGAGCTTACTGCTCCCCACAGTTTATCAAACGTAATATCAGATCTAAAAACAGGTTCTTTGTTTTTAGGAAAACTTTGAATACTTCGCATTTCTCCGGACCAATATGAAGCTGTAGAAGATTGGCTCATAAATAAAACACCGTTTTCTGTATATGTTCTTGTAGTTGCATTCCGATTCCATTGAGATCCGGTGCCGGAATCTACTTGAATATTATCTATAGCAAATTCATCCGCACCAGGAAGCCCAGAACCGGTTACATCTTTGGAAAAGACACCCACATCAAGTAATGAGGCACTCGACAACCCGGAGCCAAACATAGATGAAGTTGTAGCTATAGGTGTAGTCAAATCCGGGTGTTTATATAATGTATATCTTGATCCGGAGTATTCTCTAGGTTGAATCTGAATACGATATTTATCATTTGCAGCTACACCGGTTTTTAAAGTAGCTAGGTTGGTCGACCTATCTCGAACCGCAATTGATGTTTCATCAAAATAAAATATATGAGCTCTATGAGAATCAGTACTAACAGACAAATCAAACGCATCGATGCCAATTGCGGCTTCACCAAATCCAACCATGAATTTACAATTTGTTTTTAATACACTAATATCTGCGGTAAAAATAACATCTTCATTTCTTTTGAAGCGCCGAATAGATCTTAATTCATTTCTCCAACCACTAGTATAACTAGGAGAACCACTTAAAAATAATTGTCCATTAATTGTCTGATTGCTAGTAAAATCATTTGTATACCAAGCAGATCCTGTTAACGATCCGGAATCTATTAATTTCGCTCCCGGGATTATAGATCCAGAAGGTCCTCCAAAGTCATAAATTATTTTTGGTATTCCTGAAGACGAAATTGCTGAGCCAGATACTCCTCCAAAGTCATAAGTTGCAAGTGTACTCAGTCCTGATACATATCCATCTTTATAAGCTAAATCAATTGTATTTTGATCTACACGAGATGCAGAACTCAATCTCAATAAATTTTGTATATCTGTACATTGAAATCCTGCTATTGGACTAGTACCAAGAATAGAACCAGAATGATATTGATATTCTCCATTTTCGGAAATTTTCCAATTTACCGATGATGTATATGTGAGCTCATCACCACTTGCTAAAATTGACCAATCCATTGATGACGTATATGTTGGATAATCAGCACTTGCAGTCGGTGACCAGTTTATAACCGAATCATATTTTGGTTCTGTAATTGTCGGTTGTTTATTTATTAAAACTTTAGACCGTTCTAATATATTTGGTTCTATTAAAAGGCCTGCAGCGACTTTTGATCTCGCTGGAAGTAGTTGTTTTATCTGCTGAAATAATGAAAAATCGTATAACGAAAATATTCTTATATATGCATTAACATCATTTTTGTTAGTAAACTTTTGCCAATATTCCTGAGAAAATCTTATTAATTCTGGATAGGAAGATTCAAATTCGTCTGCCGGGTTACCGATATAATTATCTAATTCAATAAACCCAATCTCATCAAAAATATCTTTATTAATTTGGTCTTGTGCCGAGTAAAATAATCCAAGCCGAGGACTATCAACTGGTGCTGTATCATATTGACTCTGTTCACCTCTAGTTACCGGACTTAATCTACGAATCAAACTATTATCTTCAAGCCTAATTTTTTCTGAATGAAGATTATCACCTCCAATACTTGGAGTATTTATATAATATTGTTCTGTTACTCTTTCATAGTTATCTCCACCGGGTGGATTTGCTTGAAAGTTACTCATTGAAGCATAAGTATTAAACCAACTTTTATCACCAGTTTGCGTTAATTGATTGGGGTGACTTGATGAAATAATTTTATAAGCGGCTAGGCTATGATCATATGCCTTTACATTTGTACCAAATTTATATTGACGAACTAAATTATAATACGAAGACGTAGGATTTGAACCAACATAACTTGCTGGGTTAAGTGTATGTTCATCAAATGATTGCGTTGTAAGTACTTCAACCCATTCATGATATTCTTGAACCGATCCGGTGAACATGTTAGTATTAAGTTGGTGTCCTTTAAAGCTACCGGTGTTACCACCCAACAATAACCATGAACTACTTCCTGTACACCAAATATTAAATCCATCTGTTATAGTCGGAGTTAATGACAACGACGAACTATGTACTATTTGTCCGTTAACGCAATCACTAGCCTTTTCAACTTTAACATATATTGGAATATTAGTACTTGAAGTATAAGGAGAAGTTGTCCAAATTTTTACGTTCCACCAATCATTGTCATATAAAGGAATATAATCTGTAGATGCACTTTGATATGCTAATGGTGCACTACCAGATTGAAATGAAAATCTTAAACGACCATATTTAGTACTTCCAGATAAAGAACCGGTGTATTGTAATCCTAAATCCCACATTGGATGACTAAAATTAACTGGATTATTATCGCCTTCTGTACTTGAAGAAACACAAGTCAGTAGTGGCATATCATGATAAGCACTTAATTCTGGCTGGAATCTAAATTCTACTGTATCTGGTGGTCGGTCGCCACCAATTCCTTGGCCTTTAGGTACAGCACCAGATATATCATAATACCCTCTTGGTATTTGTACATATGATCCTGTTGCTATTCGAAGTGCATATGAAAATCTATCTTCTACTAAAGCTGGTTTAGTATTAGCAACTGCAGGACCACCATATTCTCTAATACTCAATAAAGTACTTGGAATTCCGTAAGAATTCATAAGAGCTTTAATACTTCTACTTGTACCTTTTGTTTTTAATATATACGGTAAGTTATTAACTATTCTACGCCAGACTTCATATGTAAGATCTTCACTTGACTTACTAAACATTGAACCGGTGGATTGAAACGATCCACTAACATTTTTACCAAGTTTATATTGCCATAACTGTTCTGTTTGTTTTCCATTTATTAATTGAAATCCCATTGATTGAGCAATATCATATAAAAGTTCATTGCTTGTACCAAGTTTTGGATGTTCTTCCTTAGTAAAGGTATCTGTTAGTTCTTTAATATATGACCACAAAATATCAAAGTGCTGACCTATCATATTTAAAAATAAAATAAATTGGTCGTTATTTGAATCTAGTTGAATAAATTCAGGGATTGCATTAGTTAATGCATTTTGATTCTCACGATCAAAGTCAGAACCAGAACTAATAAATCCATTATACCATGCCAAACCTAATGATGATGTAGAGTGATGTAATTTCCAGCCTTTATCATAACCACTTACACTACCAGTTTGAATATATTTTGGAAAGGTTGTTAAAGAACCAGTAATGCCGTGAGTAAATAAACTTGATGTAGAATCATTGTAAAGCCATCTTTCAAAATTATCAAAACCTCCGACTACAA